ATGCGCAACCAAAAAGATGACAGAACCTTAGACATTTTCTCTGTTCCACAGCCTGTGCTTTCTATACCTGGCCTTGGTAACTATGCAGCGCAAGTCAGCGAGCTTGTGAGCGAAATCCTCAAAGAGTCTGATCTAGACCGTTATGAGATCGCTGCACGTATGTCCCGCCTCTCTGGCGACGACGTTAGCAAGAACATGTTAGACGCTTGGTCGAGTCCTGCCCGTACAGATCACAACCTACCTCTATATAGAGCAGCTTTGCTGGAGGAAGTTTGTGCAAGCCATGTCCTGACTAATTGGCAGGTACATCTGCGCGGAGGACGGGTTGCATACGGCCGTGAGGCTCTGGACGCGGAGATTGGCCGGCTCTCACGTGTTGCACACGATGCAACACGGAAAGTTCGTGACTTGAAAAAAATGCTGGGTGACGACAATGCGTAGCTGGTACTCGCCCCAGGAGCTTGCCGGACTGCCCAGCATGCCAGGCACGGTGCAGGGCATTCGTAAACTTGCCTTGCGCGAATGCTGGGAAGGACAGCGGCGTCTTGGCAGCAAGGCTACTGAATATGCATTTGCTGTCTTACCGAAAAAAACCCAAGCGGCACTCATAACAGCGGCGGTCGTCAGCAATACATTAGAGCCAGTAATTGATTCACACATAGTAATAGCCGGACGCGACTCAGAAAAGCCGTCACGCTTGAACGATTCACAGTCTTCTGTGATGAGCGCCCGTCTTTCATTCGTGCGTGAAATCGAACGCATGAGCAAGGTCGTAAGCCAAAACCGCGCTATATCAACCTTGGTCGAACTGGCGAAAAACGGCGACCTCAGTCCCTACCTGAATGACCGAGTCATCCGCGCCAACGACCGCAAGACAGAAGACCGAACGCTGTCGGAGCGCACACTCAAGCGTTGGTTGGCCGACTACCGCGCGCATGGAGAAATAGGCCTGGCCCCCGCCCGCCGTCAAAAAGACATGAGCGTTCCATCCTGGGCAGAGGAATTCCTCAAGCACTACCAGCGTCCGCAAAAGCCGAGTGTCGAGGCGGCATACGAACAGTTCAAACAGGTACACCAGGGCACCCAGTCCAGCGTTTGCCCCAGTATTCATGCAGTGCGCCGCTGGCTGAAAAAACTCAGTCCGTCAGTCCGTGAATGTGGCCGTATGGGGCCGCACGAACTGAACGCTCTAAAAGCGTACAACCGTCGCCAAGCCGACATGCTCTGGCCAAATGACGTATGGGTGGCCGACGGTCACACCTTTGACGCGGAGGTCATGAACCCCCTGACAGGGCAAATCTTCCGCCCTGAAATCACCATGGTCATTGACTGGGGGACTCGACGCATCGTCGGCTTCTCAGTCAACTTGGCCGAGTCGACTTTGGCCACATTGGATACCTTGCGCGACGGTGTAAGTCGGTGCGGCATGTACAAAGTGTTCTACGTCGACAACGGCAGCGGCTTTGACAACGCCGTTGTCTACGAAGTAAACGACCGCCTGGGCGGCACCATTACGCACTCACTGCCCTACAACTCTCAGGCACGTGGCGTGATCGAGCGGCCTCACAAAACCATCCTGGTCAGGCTCGCAAAAACCTTCGACAGCTACATCGGCGCCGACATGGACAAAGAGGCCGCCACCAAAACCCACAAACTCTCGCGAAAACAGCTCGCATTGGGCATGGCGCCAACGGTCGTGCCGGAATTTTCGGTGTTCTTTGCTGCACTGCAACAAGCACTCGACGACTACAACCGTCGCCCACACCGTGGGTTGCCGAGGTTTCGTGACCTCCAGACTATGCGTAAGCGCCATCAAAGCCCCATGGAAGCCTGGAAAGCAGCAGAGGCCGAAGGCTGGGAGCCGTTGTTAGCGAGTGCCGACATCGTTGAAAGCCTGACCCGGCCTCAAGTTGAACGCACGGTCCACCGTTGCCAGGTTCAATGGAACAGCGGCACCTACTTTCTCAAAGACCTGGACGGTTTCCATGGGGAGCAGGTCCGCGTCGCTTATGACTTCCGTGACGCCAGCCGTGTTTGGGTCCACTCCCTTGAGGGCGATTTGATCGGCGAAGCGCTGCTCGATGGCAACGCCAGCCCGGCCATGCCGAAAACCATGCTGGAAAAAGCCAGTGACAAACGCGAACGCGGCCAACTGAGCCGCCTGGTTAAAAAAGCCAAAACCATCACCGGGCAAGACGTTGAAATGCGCGTTATCCCCGGCCATTCAGGCCAGTACGACCTGTCACCAGAGCAACTCGCCGAGGCCCAGCGATTTGCCCAACTGTCGGTTCCACAGGCGCCGACCTTTGAACTGCCAGGCGACCCCATCGCCCGATATCGATTCTGGAATCAACTAGACGCCCGCCTCAAAAGCGGCGAATTGCTGACACCCGAAGAAAGCCAATGGCATTCACGTTACCCGCAACACTCGGACTTCACGTCGATTCAGCAGATGTTTGCTTTCGCCGACCAAGCCCGCGCTTAACCCGAAACCTCCAGGAGTCGAATCATGAGTGTTAATAAGATCGTACCTTTGACCAACGTCGGACTCTTATCCGCTGCTATTTCCCGCACCCATAATCGCCCCGAAGGATTACCTGGGCTTGTGGTCATGTACGGCGCTAGCGGCCTGGGCAAAAGCGTTGGTGCTGCTTTCGCCGCAAACCAGCATCGCGCCTATTACGTGGAATGCCGCGATACCTGGAGCAAGAAGGCCTTTCTTCAAGCCATCTTGCGCGAAATGGGCATCGTACCTGGTACCACTTTGTCGGTGATGGTTGACCAGGTCGCCGAACAGCTGTCCCGCAGCGGACGCCCTCTGCTAATTGACGACGTGCAATATCTGCTCGAAAAGGCAGTTGCCAATGTTCTGACCGACATCTACAACGCCAGCGAAGGCACCATCGTTCTGATCGGTGAAGAACGCGTGCCCGCCAGCCTGGCCAAGTTGGAGCGCCTGCATAACCGCGTGCTGGAATGGGTACCCGCGCAGCGCGCTACCCTCGACGATCTGCGCGCTTTGGCCCAGGCCAGCTATCCGAAGCTGCGTTTTTCCGACGATTTGCTAGAGGATCTGCGAGTTAAGGTCAGCGGATGCCTACGCCGTGTTGCCGTCAACCTCTACAAGGTCTACAGCGAAACTCAAGCACAGGCCATCGACAGCATTGATCTTGCCGGATGGGGCACACGCGGCTGGTTTACCGGCGAAGCGCCATCGCGGAGGGCTTGAGAAATGCCTAGAGTCAGAGCCGATCTGGTGATGGTAGGTGGAAAGTCCCCACGACAACACATGTGGGAAGCCATCCGTTCCATCAGCGCCAGCCCCAAAGAGCTGACGACGTATGCCGTCGCCCGCAAATCCGGCCAGGACGATCAGGCCGTACGCGCCTATTTTCGAGACATGGAAAAGGCTGGCATCGTCAGCAAGATGCGCAACCTCAGTCGTTTGGACGCTGAATGGACGCTCCTTATAGATGAGGGGGTTGAAGCGCCGCGTGTGAGCCCAAGTGGCAAGGTTTCAAAGTACGCCGCAGGCGCCGAAAACATATGGCGGGCGTTGCGAATCCTGGGTGAATTCAGCGCGGCCGAGGCATCCGCCGCAGCCAGCGTCAACGGCGTGTCAATCAGCGAGTTTGGCGCCCACGTGTACCTGTCGGGGTTGGTAAAGGCTGGCTACCTGACGCGCCGGGGCGGCACTGCAGGCTTTAAGACGCGCTTCCGCCTGATTCCATCGCGGTACACCGGTCCAAAGCACCCGATTTACCAGCGCGACTTTGACCAGGTCTACGACCCGAACCTAGATCAAGTGGTGTGGCGTAAGGCTGACCAGGTGGTGACCGAATGAACCAGGTCAATCTCACCGCCTGGGGCCAGGACGCGCCGTTGTTCGTGCGCCTACTTGCCGCCGAAGTTGCCGCCACCAACAAGACCAAGGCCAGTCAGCGCATCGGCATGAGCCGTACAGCTGTCAGCCTGGTTCTATCCAACCGCTATTCATCACCCAGTACTGCTGGTGTTGAGCGGCGGGTGATGGAAACCCTGGGCCGCATTGAATGTGTCGCCCTCGATGACAGCGTCACCAGCGATCAGTGCCAAAGCTATCGCGAAAAACCGGCACCGACACATAACCCACAGGCCATGCAGCGGTGGCGTGCCTGCCAGCATTGCCCGATCAACCCCAACTGCTGCAACCAGGAGAATGCCCATGCTCGCCTCCACTAGTTGTACTCCATTGAAAGTCTTGACCCCGCGCCTGGCCGACCGCCTGCGGGTGTTCAATCAGTGCGCACGGACGTTGCAACAGATGGGCGTTCGCCTGCTACGCATTGAGCCTATGGAGAACAGCCTGACTATCGAACCTGCTGCTGGATTCAAGATTGTCGGCACTCAACCAGTCACCGGCTACCAACGGCACCCCAGCGCCGGTAGCACCCGTTACGTCGTGCAGTTCCAGGGCGTGACCCTGGAATGGCGCGAGCCCATCAGCGCCACCCGTCCAGAAGACTGGGCCCACAGCACCGTCCATTGAGGAACTGACAATGACCCAGCAACAAACCATTCCCGACGGCTATAGGGTTGACGCGCAAAAGCGGCTGATCCCTGAAGTCCTGATCAAGCCCATTGACCTTGAACGGGACACCTTGGTTCTCAAATTGGCCGCTCAAGCCGTCGCCATCCAGGAAGTCCTGACACAGTTCAAGGCTTCTGCTTTCGGTGACATTGAAGCCTTTGTCGAACTCAGCGCCGAGCAGTACGGCGCTCAGATCGGCGGAAAAAAGGGCAATGTCAGCCTGATCAGCTTTGACGGTCGTTACAAGATCATGCGTGCAGTCCAGGAAAGCATTGCCTTTGATGAACGCTTGCAGGCCGCAAGAGCGTTGATCGACGAGTGCTTGCGTGACTGGACGACTGGTGCACGTCCTGAGGTAGTCACGCTGGTAAATGACGCCTTTCGTACTGACCAGAAAGGTGACATCCGCACCGCTCGGGTGCTGGCGCTACGTCGCCTCGAAATCACCGATGAACGCTGGCAGCGGGCGATGCAGGCTATTGGCGACGCGTGCCAGGTCATTGGCTCCAAGTCGTACATTCGCGTGTACCAGCGTGTCGGTGATACCGACCAATACGAAGCGATCAGCCTTGATATTGCGGGGGTATGACATGGCAGTTCGTACCAGCAAACCGCAACAAATGGCCGTGGTAACCCTGGGGTATCGGGACTACCTGTTGCCCCAGGCGTCTGCCCTTAAGGTGCTCGACCTGATGAGTCAGGCGCTGGAAGTCGACTCAGACTTTTCAAGCCGCAAGCAGCGTTATCGGGTTGGCGAAGCGCCAGAGGTTTCGCTTGTGGTGGTCAAAAGTGACCAGTTGGACTTGCCTGAATCTGCGTTAGCACCAACAACAACCAGAGTGCGCAAGCCGCTTCTGTTGAACTAGAGGGGAGTTTCAAATGAAAAAAATGACCACTGCTTATTGCTTCGTTTCGGGCCACATAGGTTTTGGTGTTTATGTCCCAGAGGGCGCATTCGGGTTGGCTGAAGGTGACGATAAGACTGTCCGCGACATCGTTTCGGTAAATGCTCGCCTGTCCCACGTGGATAACGAAACGTTGTTCGTACCTGGTGTGCCAGAGGCTGCTAACGCTCGCGATGGCATCACCGCCGTGGCGCAATTCATCCAGCAATTGGGTACAAGAAATCAGTCAGGCTTTCGAGCATTGGGGGCCTAACCATGCAGCGTTATCACGATACCCGAAGCGATCCACTGCCGATCCACTCGGCGCAACACGAGATTGAGCGCGCCAACCTTGAACGCCTGACAGCGGAGTTCGTGGTGCGTGGCGGCAAGATTCAGGAAGTCGGCCACAAGATGAGCAGTGCCCCGGCGACCTTCACCATCAACCCGGAGCGCTCCCCGGTTTATGCCCATCTGTTTGCACCGACAGCCCCTGCGGTAAACCCGGAGGTTGTCGTATCTAAAGAGCCCGAAGCCCCGCCAGTTGATGCCGACAAGCATGCGGGACTGATTATGGCTGATGCAGCCATGGGTAACTCCCCCAGGTGGATAGCCCGTAAGCACCACATGAGCGAGAAGTACGTGCGCCAAATTGCCCGCGATTACCACATCACATTTCATAAGCAACGCTAAGGAGCCAGCTATGGCCGAATACATCATCACAATCAAAGACGACGACTTGGGCGTCATCGTAAATCTCTCAGGTCCGTCCAACTTGTCAGATCTGACAAAGCCACAAGGGGCAGCCGCCCGTCTAGCTCTTGGGTTAGTGACTCTTGCACCTAGGCTTATTCGCGGAGCGCCTTGTGACTGCGAAAAATGCCGCGCCGCCCGTGAGCTGTCGGATGACAAACCTACGATTCACTGATGCGAAACCACCCGGCTTGCCGGGTTGGTCTGCCGGACGTGGTTGTCCGGTACTGATGAGCAGCCGAGGACAATATGGATCACAGCAAAGCCCTGGAGAAAATCAAGAAACTCCTCCGCCTGGCAGCGATCGACAACCCGCACGAAGCTGCAGCAGCCATGCGGCAAGCTCGTGCCTTGATGGAAAAGTACCGCCTTGAGGAGTCAGATTTACAGGTCTCCGAGGTGTATGAGTGCGCAGCCCGTAGCGGCTCGAAGATCAAACCAACGCAATGGGAGGCCAACCTGGCCAGTGCGGTCACCAAGGCCTATGCCTGCAAAGTGCTGTTCATGGCGGGCCTGGGTGAATGGCGCTTTATCGGTGAGTTGGCAGAGCTGGCCAGCTACACCATGACGTTGTTACTGCGCCAGGTTCGCCAGTCCCGACGCGACTTTATCAACACTCAGTTGAAGCGTTGTAAGTCCGCGACCAAAACCAAGCGTGCTGACGTGTTCTGTGGGGCCTGGGTATCGGCCGTGCGTAACCAGGTTATGGCCTTTGCTGGTAACGATGAACCATCACCAGCCGCACTGGCTTACATGCTCAAGCACCACGCGGAAACTGAAAAGCTCGACTGTCGCGACCGCAACGCTAACAAGGGCAATGGTGTGCGTGCCATGACCGACGCTTTGCACGGCATTCTCGCAGCGGGCGATGTGCGACTAAACCACGGGATCAACGGACAAGAACAGCTTGCACTCAACTAGCGCTTAGCGAGCGCCCTGTTAGCGAAGGGGGACACAATGAACACACGAAACACCCAGCTCAGCAAAATTCATATTGCCAAGAAAGACCTTGGTCTGGACGACGAAACCTATCGCGCCTTGTTGAGCCGGGTTAGTGGAGTTCAATCAGCGAAAGACTTGAAACCTTTGCAGATCGGGGCCGTGCTGGCCGAGCTGCAGCGGTTGGGGTGGAAGCCCAAGCGCGCCAGTAAGGCTGGCCGTAAGGCGCCCGTCACACCACTTGATCGCCAGAAACTGATGAGTAAGGTTGGCGCTTTTCTGGCTGAGGCCAAACGTACCTGGGCCTACGCGGACGGCATGGCATTACGCATGTTCAAGGTGGAGCGTGTCGATTGGCTGGATTCAGAGCAACTTAGAAAACTGGTTGCTGCCCTCACATACGATGCCAAACGGCACGGGAGACCGACGCAATGACTGACCAACTGTTCCCGGATGACTCCGATAAGCTCGACCCGAACAAAGTACTGGCTCACATGCAAGATCCAACCGTCCTAAACCGCTGGGAAGGGACGCTGAGAGAGATGGTAGAAATCGCCGAAGCCAAGCTAAACGGGGAGATGAAAGAAGGTGCTACGGCTGCTGAGCTGGCACGGCACGTAGTGTTTGCGATCTGCGACGCCCTTGGCGGCTCCGTAATTTACCTGCCTCGGGGCGACTCGTTGAAGCGGGGAATGCGTGACGCCGCGATCTTCCACGACTGGAAAGAGAAAGGACTCCAACCGTTAGAATTAGCCAGGAAGTACCGGCTCGTTAATCAAACCATCTATGACATCATCGCCAAGCAGCGAGCCTTGCATCGCAAGAGTGAGCCCGATCTATTCGGCTTTGAAGACACTAGAAATGGGAGCATCCACTGATGAGCGAAACACAGTGGTTTTATGAGACCCGAGGGGCGCGGGTTGGCCCCTTTGCCGAGCAAGAAATTAAAGGTCTTGTAAGGGAAAATAAGATAGTCCGGGGTACGCTCGTTTGGTGTGTCGGTATGCCGAACTGGGTGACCATTGAGATGAGTGAACTTAAAGACGAGCTTTCAACAACGCCGCCTCCTCTGGCCAGCGATAGAGTTTCTGATCTGTGGGTCTGGTTGATCGCCTTGACCCCATTGCTCTTCTGTATCGCGCAACCGCAGTTTCTTGATGCTTGCCTCTTTATCGCGGTCCTTACGAATTCAGCTTTCTGCCAATTAGATAAGGAAAACCTTCAAAAAGCCGGCTACAACCCACCTTCAATATGGTGGGGTTGGGGAGCTTTCGTTTTTGGTTATCTTTACCTTCGGTCGCGACTTCTGGGGAAAAACCAACATCCTTTAGTTGTATGGGCGATAACTCTGTTGGCGCCAATAACTTTGGCTGTATTTCAGCTGAGAGATTATTAAGGTAAGCCCCGCCCTTGCGGGGTTATCTTACGTATCGACGAAACTCCAGTACTCCCCTCTACGCGCGAAGCTAGCTCCGTTCCCCATGACGGCAGGCTCGCACCATGCGCACAGATCCCGCTTCCCCAAAAGCCTTCCGGCCCAATCGGCCGCGCCAATATGCACGGCTCATCCTTGCCGCTGGGGATGACCTTGCTCGTGATGTCCTCCTAAGTAAAGTTCCCGCCGACTGGCTGGACTTGGTGCAGGCGCATGTTTCCCAGGGTGAAGCGCATATCCAGCAGCACGTGCGCGAGCAAGAGAAACTCCGCCCACCTGTAACTATCACCCGTCCGGCCACCACCACGTACCGCGAGCCGGTGTATGTCCCTGGTAATGCCGTAGTCGCAGCACGGCACCTGAATGCTTTGCGTGCATCCCTCAATCCCCCACGAGCGAACCCATGACTCCTTATTTCTTGAAACGGCGTCCCCGTGCGCCACGTATGACCGACTGGACCATCATCACGCTGATTCTGTTGATCGGTTTGGCATTGGTGGCTCCGACAAAACTGCCGGTAGTCCTCTACAAGGCTGGCCTGGTCACCCTGGGCGGTGTCCTCGGCTATTGGATTGACCGGGCGTTGTTCCCCTATGCCCGTCCGAACAGAGTAATGCGCACCGCACAACCGCTGGCCGGTATCCGCCGCGCATTGGTCGTGCTGGCCTGCGTCCTCGGCCTGACCTTGGGGCTCTGAATATGCGCAGAGTTCTTCTATATATAGGCGCTGGATGCCTGGCCACGATTGTCGGGCTTGCCTTATCCACTTTTGCGCGTGCCGAAATCCCTGCGGAGGCAGAGCATTACCGCCGTGACTTGACGCGTATCGCCCAGGCCGAGTGGGGCCTAGATGCTCCCGTGGCCACATTTGCCGCGCAGATCCACCAGGAAAGCCGCTGGAAGTTCGACGCGAAATCGCCTGTCGGTGCGCAAGGCTTGGGCCAGGTGATGCCCTCGACCGCCACTTGGCTAGCCAAGTTATTCCCCAAAGCTCTCGCCAAGGTTGAACCGTATAACCCGGTTTGGTCTATGCAAGCACTGGTCAGTTATGACCGCTGGCTGGCGGATCGGGTCCAGGCACGTACGCCCTGTGATCAGGGCGCCATGATGCTTTCTGCATACAACGGCGGTCTGGGCTGGGTGATTAAAGACCGCAAGTTGGCATCGGCTAAGGGCGCCGATCCGCTGACTTGGTTCAATTCTGTCGAGCGGTTCAACAACGGCCGCTCGGCCGCTGCCTTCAAGGAGAACCGTCAATACCCCCGTCTGATCCTGTTGCGGTGGGAACGGCTGTATGAAGACGCAGGCTGGGGAAAAGGTATCTGCCTATGAAAAGCCTGTTCCTGAAATCCCTGCCGATCCTGGCCATTCTTTTCGTCCTTGGCATGGCAATTAAAGTGCTCGATGACTTTGGCCAGTCCAGATACGACGCCGGTTATGCCTTAGCAAAGTCTGAGGGAGACAGGGCACTCGCGAAGGCAGAACAAGCGCGTGCAGAGGAAAAGCAGAGCGACGCCGAAGCGGCGACCAGTGCCGCGCAACAGGCCAATGCAGATCTTCTTAAAGAGCAGGCCAGGAATGACCAATTGGCTGTCCAGCTCTCCGACACGAAAGAAAGTCTGCGCAAAACCACCGACCGACTCAAAGGAGATATTGCCCGTGTTACCACACTCTACCGTCGCGCCCTGGATGCGAAACCTGAGCCGCTGCCTGTTGCTGTGTTCACCACTGGCTTTGTCCGCGTGTGGAACACAGCCAACGGAATTGCCGCCACTCCCCCAGTGCAAACCCCGAACAGCTCCAGCCGAACTCCTGCGCCTGCCAGCGGAACCGGAACCACTGATGACCTCGACTCAGGCGTCACCCAGGAACAACTCCTGACCAACCAGGTGCGTAATGCCGAGCTGCATGGCGTTTGCCGGGCGCAGCTTACAAGCCTGATCAATTGGACACGCAATGAAAGCAAGTGACTACGCGAGCGTACTCGAAGCTCTGCACAACGAAAGCGCTTTAGCGACTCATTTGGCACAGCAAGAAATTTTAACAGGCCCCTCGGCCGAGTTTTGCCAGGTGCCTGATTGCGATATGCCGATCCCAGAGGAGAGGCGCCAGGCCATACCTGGTGTGCAACGTTGCGCGCAGTGCCAAACACGTCGCGAAAGGAGCAAGGCTTGATGGCGACCTTTGAAATGCCTGTGTGGCAGATGATCAGTATCGCTGTGACCATTCTCGGCGCCTTTGTCGGTGTGATGAAAATGCTCCTGGTGCAAATGGAGCGGCGCCTAGATCAACGGTTTGCCGTGGTCGACAAGGACAGTGAACGGCTGCGTCAGGTTGAGATCGGGCTAGAACGCCTGCGCGGAGAAATGCCTTTGAACTATGTCCGCCGTGAGGATTGGGTACGCAATCAATCCATTATCGAAGCCAAGCTCGACGGCCTGGCACTCAAGTTAGAAAACGTACAGCTCAAAGGACTACGTTGATGAACATCGATCCAGCCAAGGTGCGCCGGGAATCCCTGCGTTGGTACATCATTCTCACCCTCAACACGTCGAGGCCCGTTGATCCTCATGAAGCTGTGGTGCTGTCGACTATCCAAGGCATCTTCCCCGACGCCACCAGCCTGGAGCTACGGCGCGAGCTGGATTATCTGGCCGACCGCAGCTTGGCGACCTTGAAAAAACAATCCAGCGGAGCATGGATCTGCGGCTTGACCCACTATGGCGTCGACGTGGCCGAGTACACCATCGACTGTAATCCAGGTATCGCACGACCAGAAAAATACTGGAGCTGATGCCATGCCCCCGCGCAGCAAAGTCGCCAGCCTGCCCAAGTCGGTCAAAAACTGGCTCGATAAGGCGTTGGCCGAGAACAATTTCAGCGACTACGAAGCCCTGGCCAACGAGCTGTCGAACCAGGGTTTTTCGATCAGCAAGTCGGCACTGCATCGTTACGGTCAGGACTTCGAGTCCAAGCTCTCCGCTTTGAAGATGGCCAGCGAGCAGGCCCGCGCTGTGGTGGCCGCTGCCCCAGATGAAGAAGGTGCCGTCAATGAGGCGTTGATGCGTCTGGTCCAGGAACACCTGTTCAAGCTGCTGATGAGTGATGGCGATCAAATGGACTTGCCCAAGGTGGCCAAGGCCGTCGCGGAACTGGGCAAGGCCTCGGTGGTTCAGAAGAAATGGCAGGCCGAGTGGCGGGAGAAGGTCGAAACAGCAGCGGCCCGCGTTGACAAAATCGCTAAGAAAGGCGGCATGACTCAGTCGACAGCTGACGAAATCCGGCGCGAAATCCTGGGGATGGCATCGTGAGTGTCCCCCTTATCCTGGACAGTACCGCCACCCTGGTTGCCCCGGCGGTGCTGCTCGACTACCAAAAAGAGTGGATCGGCATCCGTGCCCCACTCAAGGTGGGCGAGAAGTCCCGGCGTATCGGCCTCACCTGGGCCGAGGCGGCAGATAACGTCTTGGTCGCAGCATCCGAAAAGTCGGCGGGAGGTCAGACCGTCTACTACCTGGGCTACAACCAGGACATGACCGTGGAGTACATCCAGGCGTGCGCCATGTGGGCGCGAGCTTACAACTATGCAGCTGAACAAATCGAAGAAGGCATCTGGCCCGACAGCGATCCAGACAAGCACATCAAGACCTACACCATCGGTTTTCCCAGCGGGCACCGCATCGTCGCGCTGACCAGTCGCCCATCCAACCTGCGAGGCCGTCAGGGTGTTGTCGTGATCGACGAAGCCGCGTTCCACCAGGACTTGGCCGAGTTGCTGAAAGCAGCTCTGGCGCTGCTTATTTGGGGCGGTGAAGTACATGTAATCAGCACCCACGACGGCACGGAAAACGCCTTCAATGAACTGATCAACGATATTCGGGCAGGCAAGCGCAAGGGCAAGCTGTTCCGCTGTTCGTTTCGAGAAGCTGTGGCTGATGGCCTTTACCACCGGGTTTGCCTGCGTAAAGGTATTGAGTACAAGCCTGAGGAAGAAGCGGCCTGGGTTCAGGATGTGTATGACTTCTACGGCGAAGCTGCTGAGGAGGAACTTGACTGCGTTCCCTCACAGGGCGGCGGCGCCTTTCTCAGTATGGCCCTGGTCGAACAGCGCAGTAACCGCGACGTGCCGGTGCTGCGCCTGGCATATCCGCAGGGTTACGAAACTATTGCCGAACACCTACGCCTTGCCGAATCACTGGAGTGGTGCGAGGAGCATTTACTCCCGCTGCTATCGGCGATCCCTCTGGATGTTCAGAGTTTTTATGGCATGGACTTCGCTCGCTCCGGTGACCTATCGGTCTTCTGGCCACTGCTCAAAGAGCAGAACCTACGCAAACGCACACCCTTTGTGGTCGAGTTGCGCAACGTCCCGTTCAAGCAACAGGCCCAAATCAAGTTCTACATCATTCGTCGCTTACCCAATCTCCTCAAGGGCGCCGACGATGCCAGGGGCAACGGCTCGCAGTTGTCGGAGGAAACGGCCATTGAGTTTGGGTTCAACCGCATTGAACGAGTGATGCTCACCGAGGGCTGGTATCGCGACAACATGCCCCCGTTCAAGGCATCCCTGGAAGACGACACCTTCTACGACATCCCGGCCGACAAAGACGTGGTCAGCGATGTTCGCGCCTTCCGCATGGTCAAGGGCGTGGCCCGCATCCCGGAAAAGCGTACCAACGAGAAAGGCGAAAAGGCCGGACCTAAACGTCACGGCGACGCCGGTATCGCTGCAGTCCTGGCCGACTACGCATCCCGCCAGGAAGTCGAGATCATCGAATATCACCGAGTCCAGCCCGCATCCCAGCATGATCGCGAGATCCAGATCGGCGCCGGTTGGCGCTCCAAAAAAGGCATTTGGTAATGGCTGAATCCAAAATCGTCGACCAATACGGTCGACCGATCCAGTACGACAAACTCACCGAGGAGTTGGCCGCTGCCCAGACCACCGGCATACGTCAGGTTTGGCATCAGTCTGTGGCCAGCGGCCTGACCCCAGGTCGCCTCGCCGCCATCTTGCAAGCCGCCACCGAGGGTAATGCCCACGACTATTTGACACTTGCTGAGGAAATGGAGGAGCGGGATCTGCATTACGCCTCGGTGTTAGGTACCCGCAAACTGGCAATATCGGGCTTGGCTATTCGTGTCGAAGCCGCTAGCGACGACGCAGAGGACGTGCGCCGGGCTGACCAGCTCAAGGAAATAGTCGACTCTCCGGAGTTCGGTGAACTGCAGGCCGACTTGACCGACGCCATGGGCAAAGCCTATGCCGTCTCCGAAATCATGTGGGACCGCAGCGGTAAGACCTGGAATCCTGCGCGCTTTGAACCAAGGGACCAACGCTTCTTCCAGTTCGACCGCGACACCGGCCGGGAACTGCGCCTGCTCGATGAGGCAGACATGGTTAATGGTGTGGCCTTGGCGCCTTACAAGTTCATTGTCCACCTCCCGCGTATCCGTTCTGGCCTGCCGATCCGGGGCGGCCTGGCACGCCTGGCCGCCGTAGGCTACATGTGCAAAGCCTGGACCTGGAAAGATTGGATGGGCTTCGCCGACATCTTCGGCATGCCTATGCGCGTCGGGCGATACGGACCAGGTGCTAGCAAGGACGATATTGCGACCCTCATGTCGGCGGTGGCCAACCTCGGCAGCGATGCTGCAGCGGTGATCCCGGACAGTATGCGTATCGACTTCACCCAGGCGGCCAATGTCGCCGGTGCCGGAGACTTCTTCAAAGGCCTGGCTGAGTGGTGGGATAAGCAGGTCAGCAAGGCGGTAGTCGGGCAGACGATGTCCACTGATGATGGCTCCAGCCAGGCCCAGGCGACGATCCACAACGAGGTACGACTGGATCTGCTGCAGGCTGATGCCAAGGCCGAATCAAATACGCTGAACCGCTACTTTGTGCGGCCCTGGTGCGACCTGAACTTTGCACCAGGTCGAAATTACCCAAGGCTGATTCTTGATGTGCCTCAGCCTGAAGACATCAAGATTCTTATCAGCGCATTGAAGGAGCTGGTGCCACTTGGATTGAGGGTCGAACAGTCGGTCATTCGCGACAAGCTCAATCTCCCAGCTCCGGCTGCAGGCGCGGAGGTGCTGGGGGCACCTGCAGCTGTGCCTTCTAAGGTATTGGCTCAGGCGGCTAACAGTGAGCAGACGCCCGCCAAGCCAAAGGTAGCGCCGGACATCGTGGATAACCAGGTGCGGACGATGGAGCGGACGGTGGGAGTGTACATGGATGATATGGTCGAGCAGCTCAAAGAACTGCTCGACACGGTCCATAGCCTGGAGGAATTTCGCGACCGGTTGATTGAAACCTATCCGGCGATGACGACTAGCCAGTTAGCAGATGCCTTTGCTGATGGCCTAGTAGCTGCCAGCCTCGCTGGCCGGGATGACATCCTACGTGGCCTCTGAGTTTTTGATTTAAGAATTTGAATTGATGTTTTGTAGCGGGACGACCAACGCATGAAGAGCACGCGCAGCATCAAATATTTTGGCCGTAACCTCCTTTATTTCACTTAGACGAACAGGCTCAGGCACCATCTTGAAAACTCCCTTCGCCATTATTGGAGTTACGGCCAACCCTCCAGAACCATCAAGCGCAATAATATTATGAGCGTATTTGTTCCTACCCTTTTGGGCGCCTCTGATCTTCTTAAGCACGGCGTCGTAGTTTTCCAGTTGAATGTGATCCGCTTGCATTCTGTTGCACAGCGTCGAAAAAATTTCCACTCGCTGCTGAAAGTTAGCATGTGCAAAAGCGATTACAGGCCTTGCATCGTGAAGGTCAAACCCCATGAGCCTGCCAATGACTAGATCCAACCCGAACTCCAAATGTGGCCACATTGCCATCATGCGACCTAGTTCAAGGAGATACTCGTCAGGTAAGGGGCGGCCGCTTTCAAACTCCAATCTTTCCATGATTTCTCCCTGCGTGCGCTTGACTGCGCTTGTCTGTAGTAGAGGGTGATAGATGTCAGTTTCCCATGGTTCATTACCTTTTAACGAACAGATCGACTACTTCCGTGGCAAGGTCGACCTGCCAACCCGTACCTGGACGGACACCTACACCGCCGAACACGACTACGCCTTTGTCGTGGCGGGCGCCGTCAAACGGGATCTACTGACCGATCTGCGGGGCGCCGTCGAGAAGTCAATCGCCAGCGGCACCACCCTGGAACAGTTCCGCAAAGACTTTGACCAGGTCGTGGGCAAACATGGCTGGCAGTACCAGGGCGAGCGTGGTTGGCGCACCAATGTCATCTGGGAAACCAATCTGCGCCAGTCCTACAACGCTGGGCGCGAAGCCCAGATGGCAGATCCGGAATTGCGCAAGCGCCGCCCCTACGCGGTTTACCGCCATGGCGACAGCGCCCACCCACGCCCGATGCACTTGTCCTGGAATGGCATCACACTGCCGCTCGATGATCCTTGGTGGGAAACCCATACGCCGCAAAACGGCTGGGGCTGTAAGTGCAAGAAGTTCATGCTCTCGGCCAGGGACGTGGAGCGCCAGGGCCTGACGATTGGCCCGGCACCCGCCGTTGAGTGGGAGGATCGGATTATCGGCACGAATAGCCCCAACGGCCCGCGCACTGTGCGAGTGCCTAAAGGGATTGATCCAGGCTTCGAATACTCACCAGGACAGTCCCGACTAGCGAACTCCGTGCCCCAGCTGCGCACCCGTGACCTTGTGCCTGCTCCGTCAGCAGCTCCAGCTCCTGGGCAAGGGTTGCCTAATCGCCAGCCGAGTGGCCCTTTACCGCAACCTCGCCCGGTACCAGCAAAGCGCCTGCTTCCTGCCAAAGTTCCTGCAGCGAATGCTGTAACTCAGTTCCTGGGCGAGTTTGGCGCCACCGATGCGGCACCTGCAGTATTCCGCGATGTGACCGGTGATGCCCTGGTCATCGGCCGGGAGATGTTCAGCGGTGCCAAAACCGGCGCAATAGCGTTGCCTCAGCAAATCAAAGCACGTGAACTCCTCTTGTTGGCTGAAGCCATCAAGACGCCCGAAGAAATATGGGCACGTCTGGAATGGCGACCCGACCAGGGCAAGGCGTTACTGCGCCGCCGCTTCCTGGCGCACGTCCAGGTAAAGGGTAAGGCCGAACCTGCCGTGGCCGTGTTCGATCAGGGCGCGGACGGCTGGACCGGTGTCACCGGGTTTGTAGATGACAGTGAGCAGTACCTTGAGGCGTTGCGTCTAGGCGTTCTGCTTTATCGGCGTAGCGAATAGGAGCAACACATGGCCGGTTCAATGCTTGAGGTATCCGTTGATACAACGTCGGTGGGCAAGAGCCTGGATGACCTGATCGAGCGCCTGGGCGATCTGACGACGCCACTCAACGACATAGCCGAATATCTGCACCAATCCACGGATGACCGCTTTCGCCAGCAGGTCGCCCCGGACGGCTCGCCCTGGGCGCCGCTTGCACCGTCGACCCTGGCCCGCAAGAAAGGTGGCCGCATCCTGCGTGAGAAAGGCACGCTGCAGGACACTCTGCGCCACAACGTTAGCAACAACGAACTGGCGTTTGGCACTGATCGGGTGTACGGCGCTATCCACCAGTTGGGCGGCAAGATCGAGCATGCAGCCAGGTCACAGCAGGTCTACTTCCGTCAGGGGAAAGATGGATCGGTAGGCAATCGCTTCGTGAAAAAGAACAAATCCAACTTTTCCCAGTGGGCAACCCGAGGTGCAAGCTCTACGGAAATGCAAGCCCGGCCTTATCTTGGCCTGTCTTCGGAGGATGAAACCGAGATCCTGGCCATCGTGGGCGACTACCTCACAGAAGGCTTTACAGGTTGATCTTCTGTAATCGTTTTGGCGGCGTGTTGAGCTGTTCGCGGTACATCCGCCGCCGATAGGGTCAGCAACAACCGTTAGACCCGCGTTAGATTGGCTCAGAATGCCAACCACAACGCGCCCGTGAGACACGATTCCCCATTCTCTACGTATAGAATGGGCCGACGGTGTATCCCGCCCAGGGGTGCAACACGGATTAAAACCTTACGCCGCGCCGAAACTCACCGCCCTCGATAGCCCGCCGACACTGGCGGTATGAAAACTCAACTCGCCGTTAACTCCGAGATCTACAGCTCCGTCGAGCTTTCCGATGGGAAGGCACCCGAGTGGGTGGAACTCATTCCCGCAGGACCAACCGTTGTTGGCCGTGACGGCCGCACCTGGCTGTTCGACGACGTGGCCCATCAGTTCGTGCAAACCAACTTTTCCAGCCGGGCAATCGATTTGCCCATCGACTGGGAGCACGCCACCCAGCGCCGCGCCCCTCTTGGCCAGGAAGCACCGGCCGGTGCATGGATCAAACAGTTGGAGATACGCGACGGTGCTTTGTGGGGCCTGGCCGAATGGACGCCACGCGGCGAACTCCAGGTTGAGAATAAAGAGTACCGCTTCCTTTCCCCTGTTTTCGATTACGACGATGAGACCAAGCGCATCGTGCGCATGGTCAGCGCAGCCCTTACCAACATCCCCAACCTCGTCATGACAGCTCTCAACCAAGAGCAATTGGAGAATGTCCCTGTGAAACCCTCACCAGAGCTTTTAAAGCTGCTTGGTTTGCCTGAGACGGCGACCGCAGAACAGGTCTTTACGGCCACCACCGCCAAACTCAACGCCACTAACCAGGCACTCAACAGCGAGTCGGGCAACCTGGAGCGGTTCGTGCCTCGCGCTGATTACAACGCGCTGGAGTCTCGCGCAATGAATGCCGAACAGGCACTCGCCGAGCACAAGAAAACAGAACACTCCAAGGCCGTCGACGCGGTCATTACTGCTGCCACTCAGGCCGGGAAGATCACCCCGGCGACCGTGGATTACCACCGCGCCATGTGTCAGGACGAAGCGGGCCTGACTCGTTTCAAAGCCTTCGTGGATGCCGCGCCGGTTGTTGCTGACCCCACTGACCTGGGCGGCCGTAAACCCGAAAACACCACCACCGCACTCAACTCCGAAGAGCAAGCCATGTGCCGCCTGATGGGTGTGGATCCGGTCGAGTTCGCCAAAACCAAGCAGAGCGAGGTGTAACCCGTGCCGCTGACTCAAGATCGTAATACGCCGATGAAGGCCACCGAAGTGCTGGTAGTGCCCGTCGCCGCAAACGTCCGCATCTTCGCAGGCTCTCTGGTGGTCGCATCGGCCACCGGCTTTGCTGCACCTGGTTCGACTGCCCTCGGGTTGTCCTACCTGGGCCGCGCCGAGGAGTTTGTCGACAACCGAGGCGGAGCCGCTGGTGCGGCGTGGGTCGAGATCCGCCATGGCAAGGCATTCCTCTGGGCCAATGACGGCACCATCACCCAGGCGCACCTGTTCAAGCCCGCATACATCGTCGACGACGAAACCGTTGCGGCAGCTGATGCAGGCGGCACCCGATCCGCTGCAGGACGCATCGTCGGTATTGATGCCGACGGCGTGTGGGTTGAGTAACTCCCTCTATATATAGGAGCGCATTGCGCATGTTAGTTAACAAAGCCTCAATTCAGATGGCCTTCGTTGCCCTGAAAACCCTGTTTAACAATGCCTTTGCGGGCGCCCCCAGTACCTGGGAAAAGGTCGCTATGAAGGTGCCCAGCTCAACCGGCAGCAACATTTACGCCTGGTTGTCGGCGTTTCCAAAGATGCGCCGTTGGGTTGGGGAAAAGCACGTCAAAAGCCTGAAGGCTTATAGCTACACCGTGGAAAACGAAGACTTTGAAGCGACTGTCGAAGTAGACCGCAACCACATCGAAGATGATCAGTTAGGCATCTATACGCCACAGGCACAGATGGCGGGTTTCTCGGCAAAGCAGTTGCCGGACGAAATCGTATACGAGCTGGTGAACGGTGGCTTCGGCAATCTTTGCTACGACGGTCAGTATTTCTTCGACACTGACCATGTCGTCGGCAGTGGCAGCGTCAGCAACAAGGGCACGGCAGCACTTTCCATCACAACCCAGGCAGCCGCTAAGGCCAGTTATGGCGCAGCACGTACAGCCATGGGCAAGTTCAAGGACGATGATGGCCGCCCGTTGGATGTGCGTCCAACAATCCTCCTGGTCGGGCCTGGCCTGGAAGACACCGCCAAGGCGTTGTTGACTGCTGATCGTCTGGAAGACGGCAAGGTCAACATTTACAAGGGCACCGCCGAGCTGGTTGTTTCGGGTCGCATCACTTCCGACACGGCCTGGTTCCTCCTGGACACCAGCAAGCCCGTTCGCCCCTTCATCTATCAGGAGCGTAAAGCCCCAGTCTTTGTCCAGCAGACCGATCCCGAAGCTGATGATGTCTTCAGCCGCAAGAAATTCAAGTTCGGGGCAGAAGCACGGGCGGCCGGTGGCTATGGCTTCTGGCAACTGGCGTTCGGCTCGACTGGCGAGGCCTAAGGGGGCGTCATGGAGACTGTCATCGTTATTACGGCCAGGCGAAATGGCTTTCGTCGCTGCGGCGTCGGCCATTCCGACCAGCCGATCACTTGGCAACCGGGCGACTTTACGTCTGAGCAATGGCGTGACCTGGTCAAAGAACCTCAGTTGATTGTCACCTGCGTGGAAGTAGATCTGGAGCCAGAGTGGGAGCCGCGTCATGCACTTACGTCATCCACCGCGCTACCGGAAGCGGCCAACACCGCACAAAACGTTCAGTCGCAGACGCTTGAAGCAAACGCTGCAGCTCTGGGTGATGGAGTGCTTCTGCCCGTCGCCCCAGATGCCGGCGATATCGGACTTGATGCCCTCTGGGAAGATGCACTCATGGAGGATCGGGCATATGAACTAGCCAAGGCGATAGAAGCGCCGGACAGCGAGCTTGATTCTCTCTGGGAAGACGCCCTGAAAGAAGATCAGAAGCGTGAAGCGACCAAGACACTGGCAGAGAAACCGACCGCGAAACCCCGCAGAGCCAAGGCAGGTAAATAGTGAACCTCTCACTTCCCTCCGCCAGCCAACTACTTGTCCGCTTCGGCGCCCGCGACATCACGGAAGTGGCGGTGCCGGACACCGAGCGTGCTATCGAACCGGCGCTAGTGGTGGCCGCTGCTGCTGGCCAGCCCTTGGACGAATGGCCGCCTGAGGACGTGGCCATCGCCGTTGCGACGCTGGCCAGGATTGCCGACGCCGTAACGCGGGCACGTAGTGAGGTGTCGTTTTACCTGCGGTTTCGCCCGGCCGGTGAAGAGGCCCCCGAATGGGTAACTGCCGATCTGGCCGAGATCGCCCGCTATCACCTGTACGACGATGCGGGCAAGGAAGAGTCGACCGTGCGCGTGCTCTACAAAGACGTGCTTAAGCGGCTGGAAACATTGGCCGCAGAGGACAAGGAACGTGGAGCTTCTGACGGCGGCGAGTCTCGCCTGCAGATCTGCCACCAGCCTCGTCTGATGAGCCGTACCACGTTGAGGAACTTGTAATGCTGGGCGAGCTGGAGGACTTGATTGTGGCTCGCCTGAGGGAGCTGGTTCCGAAGGTCCACCGCCTTACCGTTGACAGCTACGGTGGTGAACTGGGCGATCCGGACTTGCTAGACGGCTTACTCAAGCGCTGCCCGGCCGTACTGCTGATGGTGCCAAGGGCCGTGTTTCGTAAGCGCAGTCAAAGCCGTTACGGCGTTCCGATCACGTTTCGCCTGGTGATCGTTACTCGTCATCCACGGGGTGAACGGGAGACCAGGCGCGGGACAACTGCCACAGATATTGGCAGCTACGCGCTTTGGGAGGCGTGCATGCACCAGCTTGTGGACTGGCAACCCTGGCCGGATCGAGCACGTATTGAGCCAACCGAGTTATCCAACCTGGTTAACGGCAAGTTTCAAAGCGACTACATGTCGGTCCTGGGGCAATCGTTTTCGATTGAGTTGGATTGGACCAAGCCAGAGCAGGACCTGCCGGATCTGGAAGGCATCGACATGGTTTACGTACAACCTGGTCAACCTGAACCGGTTGCCAGCGACATCATTAATCTGGAGGGACTGTAATGCTCGTCACCGCCGCACCCGGCCACATGGTCCCGAGGGAGGATGATCCCCGTAAACATATCGAGCCAGGCCAAGATCCCGTCGAGGTGCCGAGCACCTCTTATTACCGTCGTCGCATTGCCGCAGGCGAGCTGTCACTCAGCAAGGGCCGTAGCAGTGCCAAAAAGACCACACAGGAGCCTGCTGAATGAGCATCGCCTTGGAAACCATCCCGGCCTCTATCCGTAAACCGGGCGCTTATTTTGAGTTCAACACCAGCCTGGCCGTCAGGAGCCTACCAACCAACGCACAAAGCATTTGTTTGATCGTGCCGCTGGGCGCTGGCGCCACCCTCGCCGCCAATGTTCCAACTCAGGTCTACAGTGCCGCCGAGGCGAAAACTTTCGCCGGGGCGGTAGCCGCCGAAATGGTTGATGCCGCCATCAAGGCCTACCGCTATGTGGCTATCTCGATAGTCGGTGTCGTCGTTCAAGGTGATGTTGAGCCTGACATTGCGACCGCGTTGGATGCTACCGCCCTGGGTGGATTCACCATCCTGGTACCGGCGTGGTTCAGTGCAACAGCAATGACGGCTCTTCGAACTCACATCGACACCTACACAGACTCCATTGAGCAACAAAGCATTATTGGTGTTGGCGCGGTAGTTTCAACCCTGTCATCGTCGATTGCACTGGCTGCCGCACTTAATGCGGGGGCGATCAGCGTCGCACTATTGCCAGGAACCACTTCAACCGCACGCCAGGTTGCAGCGGCATACGCCGCAGTCATCGCATCCGAGGAGGATCCGGCACGGCCACTCAACACTCTAGTTTTGACTGGTATCAATGCCCCGGCGATTAATAGCCGCCTCGGCCGCACCGAGCAGGAAACCGCACTGGCTAACGGTATAACCCCGCTGGAAGTGGCCGCTGGTGATGTCGTTCAGATTGTTCGAGCGATCAGCACTTACACGAAGTCGGCTGCAGGGGCCGATGACGAGTCGTTGCTCGATCTGACCACCATGCGCACCTTTTACTACGTGCGTACCGCATGCCGGACACGTATCAGACTCCGATACCCTCGCTCGAAACTTTCCAGCAAGACCCCGGCGGCTGTTCGTGGCGAGCTACTGGACGTACTCAAAAAGCTGGAAGAGCTGGAGATCGTCGAAGAGGTCGACGCCAATGCCGCAGGTTTGGTGGTCGAGCGTTCAACTCAAAGCGCAAGCCGCCTCAACTCCAGCATTCCCGCCGATGTCGTCAACGGTCTGCACATGTTCGCTGGCCGTATCGACTTGATCTTGTAAGAGGTGACATTAGATGTCTGATACCTATGTAGGGTTGATCGTAATGGAGCTGAACGGCACCGATTACGAAGTAACCAGCCTGGAGCCCACGCTCAAAACCGGTCGCACCATCGTCAAAACGATGAACCGTACCGGTAAACCGCTGGGCACGGCCAAGGGCATGGAGGAACACGATCTGCGTATCTCCGTAGCCATTCCGAAAACTGGGGAGCCCAATTGGCGTGCCCTGGTTGACGCGAAAATCACTATCTATCCGCAGGAAGGTGGTGGAAAGCGCGAGACCTGGACGGGTTGCTCCTTGGTCGAGATGGGTAGCAAGTACCAGGTCGAAGGCGAAGCCACTCGCGACCTGACTGTCAGCGCTTTGAACTATTACGAGGAGTGATGCTGTGAGTCAGATCGAAAAAAAATGGGAAGGCCTGACCATCACTAAGGCATTGGGTATCGGTGTGTTTTACGCAGGTACTTTTCATAAGGCGTTCACGCTGCGTGTGGGTATGACTGGTGACCTGATCAAGGCCCAGGAGCAGCACCCCAATGGGCCGCTTCAGTTGGTGACACTGGAGGTCTACCGTAACCAGTTGTTGTCGGTTGGTGACATCCCTATTGAGGCACTGACCACCGATCTACTGCGCGAGTCGCTGGCCGAATCTGATCTAGCGTTGATCGCTGAAGCGGATGAGGAACTGGAAAAAAAGCTCATGCCGCCGAGCGCGGCATCGCCGACTGGCGGCGCATCGAGCACGTCCTCGTCCGGCACGGATACCGATTAGAGGAAATCCGGCGTATGTCGAAAGCAGAGGTCGAGAACCGCATCGATCTGATGATAGGTAAGCGCAAAGGCAAACGCTACGTCAGTAAGCGGTTGAAGAAAAAAAGCCACGTCGACAGCAAGTGAGGCCCAACTATGGGCCTCTCATGCATACGCAATTCCCTTCCCGGAGTAACTTAGATGAGTTCCGATCTGCGCGTCGCGTTGCGCATCCAGGCCAACTCAGGCAATAGCCGACGCGAGGTTCAGGCACTTGAGCGTGACCTGCGCAAGGCAGGTAAAGATGGTGCCAAGGCACTAGCTGACGACAGCAACAAAGCGTCCACTGCACTGAGCAAAACTGGCCAAGTCGGTGCGGCCAGTTACAAGATTATCCGCCAGGCCATGCGGGACACTTCCTCCCAGGGCTCAAACGTCTTTCGCCAAGGTGTAATCCAAACACAGGCTGACCTCAAACAGATGGGGCAGATCGGCCGTCAGGCAGCGCGAGAAACCAAAGCAGAGTTGGTGCGCACCGCGAAGGAAGGCACCGAACCACTGCGCCGTAGTGTTGAACGCACCGATGACAGCTTTCGTCGTCTCGCTCAAAACGGAGGCCGCAACCTGCGCCTACTGAAAACGGTGGCGGCGGGTGTTCGTCGAGAATTCGACCGCATCAAAGGATTGGGGTCGACTGCACAGGGCCAATTGGCTGGCTTAGGTGTGGGTGTGGGTGTGGTGTCAGGTTTAACGGGTAGCGCAAAGCTTGATCGCCAGTTGGTCAGGACTCGGCAAACTGCGGATATGACGCCAGCTCAAAAAGACGAATGGAGAAACGAGGGCTGGCGGATTGCAAGGGCATACGGTGTGAGCCGTGAAGAAGTCGACAACGGTTTTAACACCCTGATTGCATCTGGTGTGAACTATGACGCTGCAAGGAAGACTGCTGACGCTATCGGACAAACGACTGCCGTCACAGGCGCAGACTCAGGTGTCCTAGGGAAGGCGGTCGTAGCTGGCGCCAGTGCTTTTAACATTAACTTGAACAAAGATGGAGCTGCACTGGAGCTTCTGCAAAAGATGACTGTTGCCGGTCGCTTGGGCAATGCCGAACTTGAAAACCTCGCTGACCTATTCCCCAAAATCGGTGGAGCCGCGTCGGCCGCAGGTATGTCTATAGCTCAGGCGCTGGCCTTTACTGAAACGTTATCCACCGTGGAAATGCAACCTGACCGGTTAGGCACATTGACCGAGTCAACGTTGAGAATATTCAGTAATAAGCAATATCGGGATCAAGTCACCAAAGCAACTGGAGTTGGCTTTTTTAATAAGGACGGTAGCTCACGTAATCCTCAAGACGTGTTTGGTGATTTGAAGCGTAAGTACGACAAAATGAATACTGACGAAAAACGCGCCAAATTCATGGGGGTCGTCTTCAAAGGAATGGACCAGGACACAGTGCGTGGTGCCCGCATCATGCTGACCGGCGACCGTCTCACTACCTTTGCCGATCAGTCGAAGAAAGTCGACGGCGCGGGCCCTGTGATTGGCCGGGACTTGAAGGAAAACACAGCAAGCGCAAGCGGTACAGCTGCCAGGATGAAAGCCACTCTTGGCCAAGCAATCGACCGCATGGCCATACCGTTGAACAAGGGTTTTGCTGACTTTGGAAGTTACCTCCTGGATGATTTGAAACTGTCGGGTGAACAGATGCTGGCAGGTGGCGCAGCGCTTGGCGTCGGCGGTTATTACGCGGGGCGTGGTGCCAAAGCTGGCGCAGGAGCCTTGCTGAACAAGTTTCTCGGTGGCCCGGAGACCATAAAAAACATAGCCGTGGGTAAGGTACTCGAGGAGGCTACCGGGGTTACATCGGTGTTTGTCACCAACTGGCCGGGCGGGATGCTTGTCGGTGGTAGTGTGCCAGACCTGCCAGGTGAATCTGCACCGGGTAAGAAAGGTAAGCCGGGCGGCTTTATCGCACCATGGCTAGGGCCGGTTGCGCTAGGACTCACGGCCACCCAGCTCGGAGGCGCGACAGGCCAGAATACCGACGAAGACCGCTTGGCCATGGTTTCGCGCGATAAACTTATCGACGATGGCCAGCGCACATACCAAACAGCGTTTTATCGCAATCGCATATCCCTCCTGGAACAGAATCCCGGCCAATCATCCAACTGGGCATCAGAGCAGGCCCGGCGCCTGGCACAGAATGAAACAGGCCTAACAGCGGCAGGCGGTTCGGTATCCGGCGCGAACAGTTGGGCGGCTGGTGTGGCTGGCCGAGCGGTGGACTCCGGCATGGCCACCATTGCAGCCGCTCAGAAGCTAAACGAACTGATGGGTAAACCGTTAGTAATCGAGATACGGACTGACTCGGACTATATTTTCGCGGAGTTGGAGCGCCGTCTTGACGTGCAGTTGAGGCGCGGGCAATGACCTGGGCTAAAGACTTACTGGACGCCTCTTATCGCGGCGTACCGTTTAATGTGATGGCAGAGGATCTGACTGGGCAACGCTCTCTTGGCCAGCACGGCGTGCCCTACGTAGACGGTGATGATGTCGAAGATCTAGGCCGTGGCGCTCGCCAGTTTGCATTGCAGGCAGTGATTTTCGGCGAGAACTATTTGCTTGAGTTGCAGAACCTCCTTCGAGCGTTGGACACTCGTGGTAGTGCCGAGCTGGTCCACCCTATTTATGGCAGTGTGACTGTCGTAAATGCCACGTACCAGGTGAGCCATCGTGCGGAGCGACCAGACTACGCCGAAATTGCTCTGCAGTTTCTGGAGCACACACCTGGTCAGGCTTTCTTCGCTAGACAGTTTGAATTCGTCGACGTGGCCACACTTGAAATGGCAGATGAAGCCAGTTGGCAGGACGGCGTCCTAGATCTGTTCGGGCGACTCGACTCGTTAGTGTCTGAAATTCAGTCATGGATTGGTGGTGGCTGGACAGGATTGATTGAGAAAGCGCTTGGCCTGCCAGGCATTACATTGCGTCTGCAACAGATGCGCTCTCAGATCCTGGGCGTGGTGTCTGGGGTCGCCTCCATGGCCAAAAGTACCTCCACCGCGTTCGACCCGCTGACTGATTTAACTCGCACGCCTACCGAGATCCGTGCCGCCATTCAGGGAAGTACTCCTAGCTCATCCACTGAACTGTTAGCCAGGTCAGGCGTGCCGTCGACGATACCTGGTGCAACTTCGCTTCCCGCCGACGTGGCGCGAATCGCATCAGCATTGCTAGTCAAGGCTCGCCAAGGTGAAGAACCAAGCGAGGACTCGGTGCCGGACTCGATGCCTTCGGACCCTCTTGAAGCTATTGGTTTTGGTCTGGTCGTCTTGGTAATCACGGAGCTGGCCCTGAGCTATGCCGAAGCCGTGGGTGTCGTGATCGAGGCCGAGTCTGACCACTTAACACTGAGTCCAGAGGAGCTGGAGCGACTGGTTAACCTGGTGCGCAGTTTGATCCAGGCCGCAATCCTTCTCCATCGTCGCCTGTACGACATCGAGGCCGCGCTTCCGGTCATCGAAGGCCTTCGCACGATAGCTGCACTAATCCAGATCCGGGCGCGCCAGGTGATCCTGCAGCATCCGCCGTTGATCGCACGTGTTGTCGATAACACGGTAAGCCTGCGTTTGCTCGCCCATCGTTGGTATGGAGATAACACTCGTGCTGCCGAACTACTGCGACTCAATCCAACATTGCGCACGCCATATGGCATAGCGGCCGGAACGGTTCTGAAGGCCTATGCAAACTGAAGAATCTATTCGGCTTTCCATTGGAGGCCTTACCAATGAGACCTGGGACAGTTGGTCAGTAGAATCCGACCTGCTTACCCCGTCCGACGCATTTGAATTGGAGTTGTTCACCCGCGACACAATCCAATTGCCCAGCGTCCTGGTTGAAGGTGCTAGCTGTGAACTGACCTTGGGTCGGGATCGCGTATTAACCGGTCAAATTGATGAGTTTGAACACGACATCTCACGCCGGGGTATCGCGATCCGGGTCACCGGCAGGGATAAAGCTGCCGTGCTGGTGGACTGTTCAACGCCATTCGTTTCAATGCGCGAGGCCTCACTAGCGGACATCATCAAGCAAGTGGTGACGCCTTTAGGGATCACCCGTGTTGAGATTCGAGCGGCCAACGCAAAAATCAGGCGCCGCGTACAAATCGAGCCGGGTCAAACCGCTTGGGAGGCGCTCCTGCAAGTGGCCGAGGCAAACGGCTTATGGCCTTGGGTCGAGCCCGACGGCTTACTCGTCGTCGGCGGGCCTGACTATACATCTGCACCTGTTGGCACGTTGATCCTGCGTCTCGATGGTCAGGGCAACAACGTCGAGCGCCTTTCAGTACGCCGATCCATTGCAGGCCGATTCAGCCAGGTGACTGTCCTCGGCCAGCACGGGCAATACGATAATGACGGGCTCGACACTACCCGCTCGCACCTGCGCTCTGTTGTCCAGGACGAGAGCCTAGCCCGCCGTGGGATCTTTCGCCCCAAGGTGGTGATCGACAGTTCGAGCGAAAGTCAGGACATGGCCACCACCCGCGCCCGCAAGGTTCTCGCTGACAGCAAGCTGGAGGGCTTCGAGATCCGTGCAGTGGTCAAAGGTCATCGAGCAGGCAACGGCCGTGTATGGACACCTGGTCAGCGAGTGATTGTTCGCAGCGAACCGCACAGCCTGGATGCGGTGTTCTTCTTGATGTCCAGAACGTTACGACTGACCCGGCAAGGCGCAATAACAGAGTTGCGACTTCGCGAAGACAAAATGTGGGTTCTTGACGGTAACCCCCTGAAGAAACACAAGGGCAAGGTCAATCAAGACGCTGCTCTCATTGAAGAAATAAGGAGAGGTTGATGCGCAGCATGGGGCGAATGATGCGTGAGCAGGCCAAAAACGAGCGAGTGAACTATCGCCAGGCGTTCCGTGCTGTGGCCGCTCGCAATACACATGGCAAGCTGATCGGTGTGGAGATGCAAGGCTTGTCTGACGAGTCAGTCGCGGGTGAGCTGTTCCAGCACTACGGCTTCACTTCGGCGCCTTTACCAGGTGCGGAATACATCGCCGTCCCAGTGGGCGGAAACAGCAAACATACGGTCGTGATTGCCAGTGAAGACGCCCGGTACCGTATTACGCTGCAGGATGGCGAGGTAGCCATCTACTCCGATGAGGGCGACCACGTGCACCTCAAGCGCGGCCGCGTGATCGAGGTTGTGACAGAAACTCTCCTGGTCAAAGCCGGTATCAAGGTTCGGTTCGAAACGCCCCGGATTGAGACCACTGGCGAAGTACAAGCGGAGGGCAACATCCAGTCTGCTGGTGAAGTCATCGACCATACCCGAAGCATGCAGGCCGACCGCGAGATCTATAACGGACACCAGCACGGCAATAGCCCAACACCGACTCAGCAGCAATGATGGCATTGGCAATAGCGATAATTCGTCGAGCTGAAACTGCGTTACTCGCGCACGGGAGGCAATCTACCGCCTATGGACGCAGGCATAAACCCAACTACAGGCGATTTAACAGGCCAGCGAATTTCAACGCTGGCAAACGCCGTGTACCTGCGCCTTAGGACTCCTCTGGGCAGTTACTGGGCCGATCCGTTACTGGGCTCGCGACTTCATGAACTGCAGCGCGAAAAAGACAAAACCCGTGTCGGTAATTTGGCCGTGCAGTACTCCCAGCAAGCGCTGAAGGGCTTGATTGATGATGGTAGGGCTACTTCTATTGATGTGACCGCCGAGCAGAAACACGACGGTTGGTTACGATTGCTGATCGAAGTCGAAGCCCCGACAGGTCGCCAGACCTTTGAACATCTCGTGAGCGTGATCTGATGCCTTACACCGCGCCCTCATTTGAAACCATTCGAACTCGCGCATTGCGGGATATACGGTCGCTGTTACCGGACGCCGACATCACCAGCGACAGCGACAACTACGTGCGCGCCAGCTCGGTTTCGGCAGTGGCAGAAGGTATCCACCAGCAAAGTGCTTGGACTGCCAGGCAGATATTCCCTGATAGCGCGGACTTCGACGAACTCAAAAAGCACGCCGCCACCCGTGGCGTGTATCCGAAGTCGGCGACCGTAGCAGGTAGCACTATCGCTCTCACTGGCACAGCCGGACGTTCACTCCTGGCCGCATCTCAGGCCCGTCATAATGCTAGCGGCACCGTGGTCACTACCACGGCTACGATCACCTTTGGCTCTGATGGCACTGCCGTTGCGCCCGTAACCACGACCGATACCGGCGCAGCGCTCAACGGCTTGGAAGGTGCAGCGACTCTGACCAGCCCGCCATTAGGCGTGGACAGTGCCTGTACTTTGGCAGCGCTCAAGGGCGGTACCGACGATGAGAAACAAGAGAGCCTCTTAGCCCGTTACCTGGACGTGCTGCGCAACCCGCCGAGCGGCGGAAATGTAGCTGACTATCGGCGCTGGGCGTTGTCGGTGGACGGTGTATCTACTGTCCTGGTCATTCCCAAGCGACGTGGCGGTAACTCTATCGACGTGGTCATCACCTCGGCAGGTGGACCGTCGTCACTGGATATTATCGCCGCGTGCCAGACCTATATCGATAGCGTGGCCCCGGCTGGGGCTGATATCTGGGTGTTTACCCCCGCAGTGCTCAGTGTGGACTTGGCGCTACGTTTGGCACCGGTAGTCGGTTACGTGCTGGCGGATCTGCAAAGCCCTGTCGAGTCTGCAGCGGCAGGTGTCATCGATCCGTTGGTACCACTGGAAACCCTCTATCGCATTCGCCTTACTGCAGCGATCAGCAGTCTTCCTGGTGTAGTGGACTTCGACCTGGTCACGCCTACTGCCAATGTTTCTGCTTCTAGCGATCCCTCTATGGTCAGGTGGGTTCGGCTTGGCAGCGTCACTCTGGAGCCGATGGCATGAGCGAATTACTTGTTGAGCAACTTCAGGCGCTACTCCCTCCGGCCTCCTATGACCCCAAGGGTAAGGTTCTACTGGCACAACTCACCGCCGAGGGCGCTGTTTTAGGTGACGCCTTGGAGGGCCTTGAAGCCGTAAAGCGCGCGATCTTCCCAAGCTCGGCAGGTGACTACATCGCCGACTGGGAGCGAACCTACGACCTGACTCCGGCGGCTGGGGCTTCTCAGGATGAGCGTGTGCAGACCGTTGAGGCTGCCATGGCTGACCTGGGCGGCCAGTCCATTCCGTACTTCATTCGCCTGGCCTCCTTGTTCGGCGTGCCTATCACCATCGAGAGTTTCAGGATTCCTGTCGTCGGCCTATTGAACGCTGGCGATCCCATCTACGCAGGTGACTGGGCCTATACCTGGCGCGTTGATGCGCCGCTTGAGGCCTATTTCAACGCGCCCATGGAAACCCGAATTACTGAACGCCGTCCAGGGAATACAGATGTGGTATTTGGCTACGGTAAAGAAATCGTCGGTGGCATTGTTGGTAAAGTGGACCAGCTGTTCAACGCTATCCATTACGTGGTACCCGCCGCCGTGACCGGTATCGAGGATCTATAGCATGCAGCGAATCTCCAGCTGGACCGATCTGGTCACTGCGCTTGGCCGGTTTCGCTACGGCACCATAGTGGGAGGCGTGAGCCCCACGCCGATAAAGGCCGAATGGCTGAACGCGGTTCAGGAGGAACTGTGCAACTTAATCCTGGGGTATCTGCCCGCCCTGGATGTTGAAGACAACACTCAGGTGCTCCAGGCCATTCAGGCAGCGGTTGCTAACTATGCGGTGAAGGCAACGTCATTAGCCGGGTACGGCATCCTGGATGCTTACACGAAAAATCAGACGGACTATCTACTGTCCGGGAAGGCAAACAACGCCATCACTCTGGGCGGTTATGGCATCGGCGATGCCTACACAAAGACGACTACAGATTCACTGCTCAATTCACTGCATCAGACTATCCAGACAGCGCTGGACGCGCTTGACGTCGCGAAGCAAAACAAAAACACCGCGTTGTTGGGCGTTAACGGATGGAAGTTGGACAGCGCTACCGGGGTCTTAGAGCAGTGGGGGCAAGGCAGTGTAGGCGGCGACGCGGTGAGTGCGCCAATAGACTTTCCAACCCCGTTTGCTGAGGTCTACAACTGCTTTGGTAACAAAGTAACTCCCAACTCCACAGACGGTGATGCCAACGATGCGGGTGCCTATGCGGTAAGCAATACGCAATACAGGCTGTTCAACGACACGATGAACTTTGGAGCAACGATTCACTGGCGCGCGATTGGCAAAGCGCCGGGGTATTAATTCGCGTTGCCCTCAAAACGTCAAAAAGCATCCAGCCCGCCCTGCGGTTTTTTTACGCCTGGAGAAACATGCATGACTGATATTGAATCGCTGCAGGCCTATGCTGGCCAGCTCTCCGAGGCGGCCGCGTTGGCTACGACCTCGGCACAGAAGCAGTACGAAATCATCAACGGCAGCGCAACAACTGATGTGCTAACCGAGTCCGGCCTGGTGCCCACGCTGGCCAAACAGGCAGTGCTGGCGCAGGACAAGGTAACCGCCGCGCTGGAGGAAGTGGCCTCGCAGCTGGCGGGATCAATGTCGTTCAAAACGACGGCGCTGGGCATTGCGGCCACGCAACCGGGTGGGTTGTTCGGCGTCCTGAGCCCGAGCAATAAAGAATATGTGAAGATCTATGAGAACGTCGCGGGCGTGCCAGTGGATACGGGAAAGACTTACCCCAGTGGTGCCGCCATCGACGCGCTGGGTATTAGCACGATGGATGCCGAGGCCAATGACATGGCTTTTGCGGTTGGCGACCAAGACCTGAGATCCAGTTGGATGCAGGCCGACCGTCGTGGACTTCCCACACGATACGCGGCGAAATGCCTCGGCGAGAAACTGTTGCCTGAGGATGCCCCTGCGCTGGTCGCGGGTGCAGCGGTCGCCGCCGTTGTCGAGGCGGGCTTCGGGGAATTCTCCGCTGAGGCTAACGACTTGGCGTTTTCGCTCGCGGACTTTGGGCTCACTCGAAGTGATCTTGAGTTAAACCGGAAGGGGCAATTCACTCAGCGCGTAATCGACTCCATTGCTCGGCGCATTGGTGTCGCCACGGCTGTACCTCCCTTTCCGCTTGAGGCCTGGGCGTGCTGGGGCGACTCACTCACCGCAAACGGCTGGCCGGCGATTCTCGCGGGATTGTGCGGACTACCCGCTTATAACGGTGGCTGGGGCGGCCAGAGCTACAAGCAGATCGCGGCGCGTCAGGGGGGCGTTCCGGCGCGCCTGACCGTATCAGGCAACGCCATCCCGGCATCGGGACCTGTGGCTGTTACCGCCGCGGTGAACAGTCCGCTGAGTGATGGCGGCGGCCGTCAGGGCCTACTCGCGGGGGTACTGGGCATGCTGACCATGGCGGGTGGCGTCTTGACCTTCACCCGATCCGTTGAGGGGGAGGCGGTGAGCTGTCCTGCCAAGAGCTATTTCACCCCTTCCGATGGACTCTCGTATGCCGACCGGCATGTGACGATTTGGAGCGGGCGAAACTCGTTCAAGGATGTAGCCCCTGCGCTCATCGTGGCGGCGATTCGCAGCATGATTAACTTCCTGACGCCTCGGGTTAAGCGAGTGATCGTCATGTCCATTCCGCCTTGGGTCGGGGAAGAACTCGGCACGCCGAACCGAGCAAAGCTTGACGCTTGCAACGCGGCTATTGCAGCGGCTTTTCCCGAGTTTTGGCTGGATATTTCGGCCTGGTTGCGAACTACCGAAGCCGCTACAGCGGCTGGCATCATCTTAACCAGTAATGACCTGGCCGATATCGCTAATGGCCTGACGCCGCGCTCGCTGCGCTCAGATGAAGGCCATCCAAATGTACCCGGCAATCTTGCCATCGGTAAACGTGTTTACCAAGAGAGTCAAATTAGAGGATGGATGTAATGGATATTGGTCGAGTATTGATTATCCCAGGGTTGACCTTTGACAACCCGGACGCGCCAAAGCTGGTCGAGCTGGATGCTATCGAAAGTGCGGGGTCGTTGCTGTTGCTTGACCCTACCCACCCATCTGGCGGTTGGCCTGGCGGTGTTGGACCATCTGGCAGCACGCTGCGCAACGTGTTGTGGAAGAAAGCTCAGGCGGTTTATGGCGCAGGCTCAGAAGCCAGTTTGGCGGCCACACTGAACTACGTGGGCATGACGGGCGCTACAGGCCTGCTGGAGCGTTCGACGAAAGGCGGTTTGCACGCCCTGGTGTCGCAGGCGCCCAGCCTCGTGACGGCAAACAGCACCCCATACACGCGCATCAATATGGATTTGAATTTGCGCAAGTGGGTGTTCCAGAACCCAGGCAACGACCTGTACATCTCCGTGTGGGGTAGGATCACTCGGGGCTACAAAGGGGGCGCTATTGACACCACTTACACCGCCTTGGCCAGTACGTCGTTGTTGAGCTTAGCGGCTGGTGGTTCAAGTCAGCGGCTGACGCTGGGTAATAAAATGAACGTCCAGAATGCCTTGGGCCAGTTGGGCAACACTGAAACGGTCGCTGGTCCTGCGTTTATGAGCGGTGCCAGCAGCAGTTGGATAACGCCGCCTACAACAGAAGGCGCTATCGGTACTGACTTGATTGGTATTGGTAACACGGGCGTCAACAACACCTATGCCAGCGGCGCCGCTACGGCAAAAACTCGTTGGCCTTCGTGGGTCATTTACCGGGTGTACGTTGAAGACCTGACTGTGTCCGGCCGCACCTATCAGCAGGTCCATGACATTGACTATGCGCTGTATCAAAAGCATGTCTTAACCGAAGGTGGGCGCTACTACGGTGACACCTTTACCGACCCTGCGACGCTTCCGTGA